TCCATGGTGTCGACCAGCAGGTCCAGGATCGCCATACCCACCTGCGGAGGCATCTTGACCAGCAGCTCGGTCAACTCGGCGGTCTGCGCCTGGCGCATGGTGGCGCGCCATTCGGCCTCGCTGATCACGAAGTCGGCCTTGGTGCGGGTGATGTCGTTCTCCGGCAAGCCGTCGTTCACCGACACGAATTCCGGCGTGCCGCGCTGGTTGGTGATGCGGAACTGTTTCTTCTCGGTCATGTACTGCTCGACCAGGGACAACTCGATCTCGCCGCGCAGTTGCTCCGCCAGGCGCAGGTTGTCGAAGTAGCGGGCGGTCGCCATGCTGCCCTGCTCCTGGCGCTTCTCCACGGCCACGCCGGACACGGCATTGGTGGTGCGGCCCAGCAGTTCGTCGGTGACGCCCGAAGCAGTCTGGATAAAGTTCATGCCGCGGTTCATCAGGTCGATGTGCGCCGGCGCCAGGTCGCGGTCGACGTTCAGCGCCAGCTCCTTGCCCGGGTTCTTGATGATGATCGCATCCGGGCGGGAGACTTCCTGCTCGAATTCGTCCAGATCGTCCACCGCGCCCTTGTCCATCACCGTCTTGTTGGTGGACAGGATGTACTGCGCTTTCGACGCGCGCTTGTTGATGTCGTTCTGGATGTCGCGCATGCGGCGGATCATGCCGTATGGCAAGTTGTTCTTGCCGCGGCGATAGCCCCACAGCGGCACGAACTTGAACCGGTTGTGCTTGAAGGGCGAGGCATCATCCGACAGCAGGCCGCACGGCGTCATCAGGGCCACGCGCACGCGCATCTGCACCTTGGTGACCGTGCCCGCCAGCCTGTCGGTCAGCACGCGCACGTGCTCGGGGTTGTTCAGGTCCACCTCTTCGCCGTCGAAGGGGCCGCCCTTCATCTTGCGCACTTGGGTCGGCGAGCGGTACCAGCATTCGATCAGGCGCACGCGGCGGCGCTGGATGTTGCCGGCGGCGCCACCGCCCAGCGAGCCAGCCAGGTCCAGATGGTTCTCGATCGAGTCCATGGCCTCATCGCCATCCTGCATGTTGTAGGCGCCGATGGTGGTGCTGGTGGAAACCGAGCGCGAGATGATGTCCTTGCGGTTTGGCGCCACGGCCAGGGCCACGTCCTCATCCACCCATTTCGAGCGGAACACGTAGCGCATGTCGGAGCCGTCGAGCTCGGTCGAGTTGCTGTCGTACAGGATGTTGCGCCAGCTCTCGTAGCGGCAGTAGATCGGCTCGCTGTCGTCCTCGTCTTGAACGCTCTCCTCCATCCAGCCCAGGCCCACCTTCACCTGATCCTCGAAGGCGCGCGAGCGGTGGAACGGCGTGCGGTTCACGTCCGACAGGTACTTCATGACCTTGGTCTTGCGCTCGGCCGGCAGGCTGTCCTCTTCCGTGCGCGGCAGGATCTTGAAGTCGGTGCGGCCGCGCTTCTCGCTGCCCAGCACCCAATCGATGGCCGTGGCGATGCAGTTCCAGACGATCGCCTCCTGACCGCGCTCCTTCAACTCGGCCTTCTCGCCATCGGTCCACTGTTCATTGTCGTAGTACTCCTCGTCCATCGACATCTCGAAGCGATTGACCGACTGCTTGTCGAGCTCCTGGCGGTAGAAGTTCATCAGGCGGCTGTGCAGGCGCTGGCCGTAGTCGCCGTCCAGCGGGTTGTCCTGCTCATCGTCGGGCGCCGCCGGCGTCGGCATCATGCTCTCGCCGGTGGTGTCCTTCTTCACCCGGGTCAGGGTCTTATCCTCTAAATCGAACATGTGCAGTCCTTGGTAAGTGTCAGCCCGTCACGCCTGCGCCAGCGACACGTGATCCAGCACCTCGGCAGTTGTTTCCTTGTTGCCGTTGCGCCGGATCGTCACTTCGCCCACGACCACGGTCTGGGTCGGGTTCTCGGGCATCATGATCAGGTCGCGCATGTGCTCGTGGATGGCATCGGCGACCTTGTGCGAGTTCGCCATGCTGTCCTCGAAGCCAAGGTCGGCGTTAAATTGCCGCGAGGCACGGGCCATGTATCGTGCCGAATTGTACAGGTGTAATGCCGACAAGGCGATACACACGGGCTTGAAACCGTTGCGGCGGTAGCGCGGCAGGATGACGAGCGCTGGCTCGTGGTCTTCCTGGTCATCGTTGTAGAGCCAGGTGCCGAACACCACCAGGTCCTTGTAGGGACGCATGAAGGCGTGGCGGGTCAGGTCGATAGCGTGCTGGGTCATGTCAGTATCCTTGCTGGGAAGCGGGTTGTGCCAGTACGGCCTCGAGCTCCTGTGGCGTCAGGCTGGCGTAGTGCTCATGGTTGGCCAGCGCTTCGCGGATGCCGTCGGCATAGCCGCGCTCATACTGGAAGGTCAGGCGGTCGTGCCAGAAGTAGCAGAGGGCCCGGCGCCACAGGTTTTCGATCAGTCGCATGGCAGTCCTTAGCTGGCGTAGGCCAGTCCGTTGGCGACACGCCACTCCATGCCAATGCGCTGGCAGGCGTAGTACACGGCCACGGTCATCATCTTCGGTTTCAATCTCATCTCGTTCTCCTTGGTGGTGGTTATACTGTGCGAGCGCTAGCCTTCTTGCGACGCCATGGCCCTGTGGTGTCGGCCATGAAGCCCTGGGCAAAGCCACGGAATGCATCCGCACCATTCGATGCCTTATCGTGGCGCGGCTGATCCTTCCAGACCTGCAGCCGGTCGTCCCATTCCTTGCGGTAGTTCTCCAGATGGATCAGGCCGTCCTTGCATCCGGTTTCGTCGAACCAGCAGGAGCCGAACACGTCGCGCACCATCTGGATGCCGGTTTGCACGCGGTCGATGCGGGGCACGATCTCGATGCTGCGCACGCCCAGGTCCTCGAGCATCTGCCGCGGCGTCCAGTTCTTGGCCACGCCCAGGCGTTCAGTGTCACCGTCATGCGGCAGGAAGTGCTTGCCCCACACGTAGCCCAGCGACTGCATGTAGGCGACGTAATGGGCGAAGGCCTCGCCGCTGTTCTCGTAGTAGCGGATGAAGCGGTTTTGCGCGCCGATGCGCTGGTGGAACCAGATCGCCATCTCGTCGTTCAGGCCGATGTCCCAGAACGTGTTGACGGGGATCGACTTCACCCACGGCACGGTGGTGATCCGGTTCTCCTTGCGGGCCAGCGTGAATTCGTTGGGGTAGTAGGTGCCCTCGAGCGAGCGCTGGAAGGCTTCCTTCGGGGTGGATGGATATTCTTGCCACATACGCTCTGGATTATTGGGATAGTCGGTATCGCGCGTGGCCACGTACCAGGCGCGCTTGCGGATGCCGATCGGCTCGCCGATCTCGGCTTCTTTCGCGTTGAAATACTCGTGGTCCTTCTCCGAGATGATCACGCCATCCGGGTCCATCTCGTACTCCGGCGCCTCCCACCAGGCGAAAAAGTGAAAGCGGTAGTCGCGCTCGGTCAACTTGCGGCCGGTCTGCTTCACGGCGATGGCGCGCTGGGACAGGTCGTAGAACTCGCCCTCCTGCCCCTCCGCCGTGCTCTCGATCACCAGGATGCCGGATTTCGGGACGGCAGGGATGGAGCCGGTCATCACCTCCTTCGCCTTCTCGGGGTACTTGGCGCCGATCTTCCCCATCTCTGACACGTGCAGCCGGTGAATGGTGCCGCCGCGCACCGAGGTGGCCACGCGGATCATGCTGTTGTTGTGGGCGAAGCGAAGTTCGGTGGCGGTCGCCTTCTTCAGCGGCATCTGGGCGCGCAGCACGTCCGGCAGGTTGTCGTAGGCGAAGCGCACCTTGTCGGTGAAGATCGACTCCGCCGTCTCGCGGTCCTGGGCGATGATGCCGCACCGGCTGTTGCTGTTGAACAGCGCGTGATCCAGCCACACGATGCAGATCAGCGTGGTGAAGCCGAGCTGGCGCGCTTTTAAAATGATATTTCTGTGGTGCAACCTGGCAATGAACCGCCGTTGTGCGCGGTTGGGCTTGAACGGCAGAACCAGCCCATCATCATCACCATCGCCTTTCACGATGATTTTGTAGAGCGCCCCGGAGCAAATCCTCCACATCGGGTCGCTCAACTTGGTCAGCAGATCGACTTCAGTGAGCATGGCGCCAGTCCCGAATGTATTTCGACACATTCTGGTGCGCGACACCAAACATGGAGCCGATGGCTCGCAGCGAATTGCCCTCCATGCTCAAAATAACCATCTGCAACCGGTCGATCTCGGTGTAGCGACTACGCGCGCGAGCCGATGACGCCATTCTGGCCCGCGAGGCATCCGACAATTGGTTCGCCCGGCGACCGGCTTGCATGGCGTCGATAACGTATTGCGGTCGTTTCTTGCCCCTGCTTGCCTCGGCCATGGCCTTTACCTGGGCGCTGTTGTCACGACGCTTGGCCGCCTCCGACATGCGCTTCCGCGTCTCGTCATCAGCCCTCCATCCAGCCGTATTGCCGGCGGTTGGTGCCAGGTTATAGCCGCTCAGCGTTACCTTGTTGTCGTCCAAGAACTGCTGCTCGACATGCTCAAGGTGGTCGCGGTCAAAAACGCTGAACAGCATTTCAAACACGAAGGTCGCCTCACCGTGCTTATTCCACGACGCCTGCAGCTTCGCGTTGGTGTGGGCACCGCGGCGCAAACGACTGCGATGCTCCAGCATCCTGCGAGCGCAGTTCTGGCTGGAACCGATGTACACCTTCCCCGTGGTGGTGTTGCGCCACTGGTAAATGCCGCACAGGCTTCGCAGAAGAAGCGCAGCTTTCATTCATCGCCCCCCACTACAGGCAGAGCAGATCCGTTGATCTGGGCCAGCAGCGCAGCCAGTGGGTTGTTTGGCTGGACACCGTGGTTCAGGTCAACCTTGTCGCCGTAGACCTTCGGCTTGAGCTTGCCGGCCATCCACTTGCGCGTCTCCACCCGCAGCTTCGACCGCGCGATGACATCGTGGTCAGTGCGCACGTTCCCATCCTTATCGACATACGTGTCGTTGATCCCGTCGTCGGCGATCTCGATCATGTCGTCGAACAGGCAATCGGCCTGCGCTTCTCGCGCGCGCGAGTATTGGTCGCGGAAACTCTCATGCGCGGCCAGCCAGCGGAAAACGGTACCCTTGTTCGGCATGTTGTCAGCCTGACAAATGCGGCGAAGGCTGTGCCCCTCGGCTAATGCCTCGCAGATCAGGTCGGCGATCTCCTGGTTGTAGTCGGATGGGCGGCCTGGCGGGCGCTTCTCTGCCGGCTTACGTGCTGCGCTTGGCTTGGCCTTGGCTGGATTTTTGCTCACTTTTTCTTGAGCAGGGGCATCTTTG